GCAGATATCGGGAGACGATAGTAGATAGCTCCATTTTCCATAATACAATGAAAAAGGATGGCACGCCCCGTAATAGCTGAAAGACCAAAGATAACGCAGTCTTCAACTTCTCCATGATGTTTCTTAAGGTCATAGAGATATTCCCTTCTTATTTGTGCGTACTCCGGTGGTATGTTTGCGTTTAAATATGCCATAATAAATTCTCATTTTATATTACCCCAGTTTGGTCCAGATTCATAGTCAACTTTATTTGGTACTTTGAGTTCGGACGCAGTCTCCATGATAGCTTTTATTTTCTTAGCCTCCTCATCTGTTTTTATAGAGAAGCAAAGCTCATCGTGAATCTGTATGTGTGGGACTATACCTGCTTCGTATAATTTTACCATAGCCCTTTTTGTCATGTCTGCAGCAGAGCCTTGTATTAATCTATTCAAAGCTTTGTAAGTAAAAGCTGGTCTATAAAAATTTTCAAAGTTTATTTCATGTGGATCTGACTCAGTATTATCTTTGGTAATATTAGTGTGATAATGTTCTAATGCTTCTTGTCTTTCCATAATGGGCACAGGTTTTTCAACAAGTTGATATTTATCATCTACCTTTTCTTTTTCTTTGTAGATAAACATACCTTTATCATCATCCCAACTTTTGTTGATAGGTTCCCATTTATTAAATCTACAAAAACGATCTTCCAAAGTGTATATCTGTTTCTCCTCTTCAGCATACCTTTGTAATCCTTGTGATAATGCTCTCACAAAAGGCACCTCTCCATGATATTGATTAAATAAATCTTTTGCTTCATCAGGTTCTAGCTCCAAAGATCTTGCTAATTTACCTTTACCCATACCATAAAATAAACCTAGATTAATTGTCTTGGCTTGTTTCCTTGTTATTCTTGCCATCTTTGCAACTATCTCGTGGAAGTCTGTGCTGTTATCTTCACGATATTTATTAGCTATTGTTTCAGCATCTTGAAAACCGCTCTTCAAAGCATAGTGCACGACTAGACGTGGCTCTTGTTGTGAGTAATCAAACGATGCCCACTTGTGTCCTTCGTCAGGTAAAAATAAAGATCGTATTTGATTACCTTGTTCTGTCCTAGCAGGTATTTGTTGTAAGTTTGGATTAGACATAGAGAATCGTCCTGTAACCGTTCCTCCTCTTTCTGATTTTATTTGGTTTATTTCTGCGTGTATTCTACCTTTGTGAACATATTTTAAAATACTGTGCACAAAAGTATTAATAAGTTTATCATACTGTCTAGCTCTTGCTATAAGTCTTAAATAAATATCCGGGTGTGATTCTAAATATTGTTTAGATAAACTTGGTCTTTTAGTCTTTGCTGTTTCTTTATAGTCTTTTATGTTTCTATAATCTAAAAGCTGTTTGATAGAGTCCGCTGCCCATATCTGTATATCGATACCTGTTCTTCTTTTTATTCCTTGAACAATTATATCTTGCTTTCTTTTTAATTTATCACCTAACGCTTTTGATTTATTTTCGTCAACACGAACACCTTTAAATCTCATTTCTACTAAACATGGGAACAAACGAGTTTCTAAATCAAATATATTTTTTAGTGTTTTATATTTTACCGGATTACTGGGAGGGCCTTTGACCGGTATGGGTGTGTCTATAATCTTTTTAAATTTATTCCAAAGACGAAGTGTTAGACTAACATCTTGTTCTGCATAGTCTTTAACGAGATCATAAGGAAGTTTATCCATGTTAGACATTGGATCAGATATGCCGTGTTCATCTTGAGATCTCTCAGCTAAATCATATTTATATTTTTTATCTTGTAAATATTTTGCAGACAAAGCATCTAGACTGTAGCTCTTTCTGTTCTCATCAATAACTGATGCAGCTATCATGGTATCATAGAGATTACCTTTGGGCATTAAACCTGTAGCTGCTCGTATCCAACATACGTCATAGATAGCGTTGTGAAATACTTTATCTATCTTTTCATTTTGTAAAATTCTTCTATTTAAAACTTTCCAAACCTGACTTGCACCAAGCTTTGGTCCTTTATGTTTGATTGGAAAATAATATTTTTCGTCACGATATGCTATGGCTATCCCACAAACAAAACCTGAACCACTTATGGACCCTGATCCGTGTGTCTTCAACTTTGGATCGTATGTCTCTAAGTCGACAGCAACAACGTCACCATCTTTAACGTTGATAACTTCTTCAGGTAAATGCATTAGTAATCCCTCTCTATAATCATATCGATATAATGTTTCGCCTTCTCTAAATCTTTTTTCTTCCCCTTGAGACGATGTCTCATTACGTATTTAATAACACAGCCCTCCGCGAAAAGCAACTCGTTGTCGTTAATGAACTTGCTTGGCTGTATCTTAAAATGACGGTAGTGTGAACCTGCAATTTGTTTGTTCCAAATATTTACAGAGACAGTCTTTCGCTGCTTTTTACTAGCCATAATTTTTCTTTTGCTCTAGAGCACGCCACAAACTTCATACGTCTCCTCACAAAATCCTCCTCCTCTCTTGTTAGTGTTAAATCAAGAACTACATTATCAAACTCTTTACCTTTAATTGTATGTATGTTCTCTAAAAATATTCTTTTGTCTTCTTTATCTCTGTTATTATTGATGACATTTCTAATAAATTGTTTTATCTCAATAGTATGTGTTGCATTAATCTCTTGAAAATCTGTGATAGATAAAACTTCTTTTATTAAAAACTTTTGATCAACCAACCATTTTAAACTATAACTTCCACGTTTTACTTTCTCTAAGTTACTAGTGTTATAATTATCTCCTAGATATTGATAACTAACACTCTTCAACATATTCTTAATAATATTAAAAGGTTTTTGTTCACCGTTAGCTAGGTCTAAAAAATTTCTTTGATTCTTTATTTCTTTTGATGGGTATTTAAATTTAATATTTTTACTGTCTTTTGGTAAAGCGAATGGCACACCTACTTTTAACAAAAACCTAAGAATCTCTTTTGGTTCTCCTCCACGATATGTGAATATAAAGTTTTCTTTGCCTAGTAGCATTTCTTCTTCAAGTCTTTGCACATTATCATTGCTATGTAGGTTAGACATGTGTATAATTTCGCCCTCAACAATTTTTCCATCTTCTTCTCTTGGCCTCCAGGTTCTTTCATAATTGTAGTGCTCCCATATGGGTTTGATAATTGATTTACAATATTCATTAATAACACGAGGGCATCGATAACCCTGTTCAAGTTCTTTTTCAGGACGTGCAAATTCTTTGTGAAACGCATCAGGATCTGCTCCAGAAAACTCAAAGATAGCTTGGTCTGGGTCGCCAGCTTTGTAGAAATAATCTACATTCTTTGATATAATCTTTTCCGCTTTTCTTTGTATAACACTAGAGTCCTGTGCTTCATCTACAATTAAAACTTTTATGCTTCCACACTGTGCCTCTGCGTTTGGAGACTCGGTAAAGTTTTCAATCATATCTTGAAAGTCAAGTATGTTTGGTGATCTAAAGTTTATTTTCTTTGATGTTTTAAAAGAGATCCAGTTTTTTTGTAGATGCTCTAAATCCTCTAGAGTATATCTAATCTTAGATCGTTCTTCAAAAGATAAAGTTAGATAGTGGTCCATGAGCGATCTACCATTGTCTCTTGCTCTAGTAACAAAGTCAAAGAAAGGGTGGATCTTCATAAGAGATTGGACACTTTTAAATTTTTTATCATTCGTATAGAAATCAAACTCTGGCCATATAATTTTTAAATTTTCCCAATCATCAATATTAAATGCATCTCCATGTATTCTAGTTGTACAAAATTTATGTATCGTGGTTACGTTCTCATCTAAAGTTTTTTTAGAGTCTCTAATCAAACCAAAGATATTTTTTCCTGTGTCCTCTTCAAAAGATAACACAGACTTATCATCTGATATACGATCACGTATGTGATTAGCAGCTGCATTTGTATGAGAGATAACAATGATATCTGTTGGATCATACTCATCTAAATGACTGTAATATGTCTTTACGAGATCTGTGGTTTTACCTGTGCCTGGTGGGCCTGCTATTCTAATCTTCTTCATCACCCCCCAATATCTGTTGTGGCACGGGTGTAACATTTTTAAGCCGTGGTTTTGTCATTCTATTTAAATCTGCTGGGCACTCCCAATAATTACATGAAATTCTTTTACCCTCTCTATTCTTTATGCGAGCACCATCTTTTTTGTCTGCTTTTAGTATATGTTTTAATTTAAAAGCAAGATTTCCTGGTGTTATCTTAACGTGGTGTGTTTCGAAATATTTTTGTAATTCAGTAAATTTAAATTTTATATTTTTATTTTCCTCATCAAAGACTACAGCTCCTTCAAGTAATCTTATTTTATCTATAGCCACAGTAGAAAGTTTAACGAAATAATAAAAGTGTTCTATAAATGTTGTATCTTCATCTGCTTCCTCTGGTGCTCTTTCGAAGTTTCTTTTCTCTAGTCTAGCGTATTGTATTTTTACAAACTCCTTAGCCGGTAGGTTCAGTATGGTCAAAGGTAAGAAGTGACCTTTTCTTGACATTTTATCTACATACTTTTGTTTATTTATAATCTCATCTCCATTAAACATTACACGGACTCTTTTAAATTTATTCTCACCGTCATCTTTTACGTCAACACTCTCATAGTACAATGGAGGGTTAGCACCATACTCTGTTATCACACCAAAACTTTCCTTAGCCGTTTTTAATTGTATGGCTTGATCAGGAGTTATACCAAAAGGATTTTGTGTGCATGTTATAGAGTCACAATACTTTTTTATTGGTGGATGTTTACATAGGTATTTATAATTTTTCTCTTTTGATTTAAAAATTGTTTTTGTTATTTCGTTTTCACCTAGTGGCTTCTCCATGTAGTTTGCATCTATCTTCAATAGTATTTGTTCAGTGCTTAAGTTTTTAAACTCATCTAGTTCGTTTAACTTTTTATGTGCTTTCAATACCCAAGTATAAGTGTGTAATAGAAAATTATTTCTACCGCCTACATCTAGGGGTATCTTGTTATTATTTTTTTCTAAACAATTTTTTATACAAGGGACCAAGAAGTCTTTAAAAGATTTTGGTTTAAAGTTTTTTGGTTTCTTAACGTCCTCGATTAAGTATTCTCCTAAATCATCTTGAGCATACTTATCGTACATAACAAAAAATTCTTCTAGTGTTGCCGAGTCAAAATCTTCTTTGTAAGCATATCGACTTCCTTCATCGTGATTGTGATAAGGTAAATTTAAATAAGATCCTGTATCGTCTTTTGTTATTGATGTTTGTAGTGGATAGATTCTATCAAGTTTATCTGCTAAACCTAACTTAGCTGCAAACTTTTGCATAACAGCTCTGACCTCAACTGCGTCTGTAAATTTTTTCATGAATAAATAAATATGTGCACCACCACTTTTTGATCTAAACATAATGAGTGGTAGCTTTAGTTTGTGTATTTGTTTTAAGATAGGTTCGTAATCGTGTTGGTATAAGTCTACATCGATAGCACCCCATTTACATGTGCCATCATCTCTAAGAGGGAATATACCTAACGCCTCACCAATACCAGATAAATGGTTTTGCCATAAATCTTTTGTAGGCTTTTTTCTTTCAATCCAGCTCTTACCTTCAACCTTGTTGGTAATCCTTGAATGTTGTTTTTTGAATTGACCATACGCACGGTCTAATCCCTCGAATATCTCTATAAATTTCTCAACCATAAATGTCAGTGGGGCGACTCCAGTCTCCCATCATCGCCCCGACTTCCTCGCTACGAGAAACTATAAAGTTATTCCTTGTTTTCTAGTCTCTTCAGTCTCGTGTTTAGCCTCGACATTTCCTTTAGCAACGCTATTACTAAAGTCCTTGGCGATTGTATAAACACCCTGATCAGTGATTGGTCCAACTTTAGAAACATCCCAACCAAACCATGTACCCTTGTCATTAGACTGTTGTACAGTTTTTAGTTTATAAATGTGGCTATAAGTTGGTGGTGTAAACATACCATTTTTACCCTGCATTTTTAAACCCATCATCATTGAGTTCCACTTTCTACTCACTTTTAATTGAGTAGCTTTCATAGATATCAATGCTGTTGTTGGGTTTTTGCCGAGCACAACCACAAAGTGACTAGCTGTATTTTCAAGATAGTTGCCATTAGCAAGTCTATCTTTATTAAACTTGTCCCTTGAAGTTTTAGGTAAATCATCCCCAGCTTCGTATATCTTAACTGGAGCACCTTGACTCTCACCTCTGTCTTGCCATTCGATGTGTTGTCTTTTGTAATACACCGGAACGACATCTATCCCCTTCTCCCCGTCAAATATTTCATTTGTAACGGTGTTAATAATCATGCCAGGTTCTGCCCCCTCGACATATTTAGCATTACGCTTATTAACTTCGGGTGATAGTTGGCCAAGAACTTTTAAGAACGGAAGTGCAAGGTCTTCTTGTGTGATGTTTGCAATGCCTTGACCTGCATCAGTTTCAAACATATTTGCACTTATCTCGTTTTTCTTTCTTGTTTGTACTTCACTCATGTTTATTGTTTCCTTTTTATTGTTGTCTTATTTCCAACAAAGATGTTGAAAATTTCCGTTGGCATTTCTTTACCTGCCTCGATACGCTCACGGACGAGCGCTTTCAGAGTCATGGGTTCGACCTTCAGCTTTTGCTTAGGTTCTAAACCCTGACCCCTCGCAAGGTTGGCATAATCAGCCGCCTTGTTATCCTCGTTACGACCGAACGATACGGATATCTCATTTTTGATTATATC